GTACATCTTCCTAGACCACCTGAGTATTATTGTCTCGGATCAAAACGGAGACGAAAGGAAGCAACTGGATGAGATTTCGACTAAGCTTAAAACCCTTTGTATGGAACTCAACATCGCTGTTGTGGCTGTTATTCACCAAAATCGCCAAGGACAAATCCGATCCTCTGCCGGACCCGAACAGATTAGCAACATTGTTGTTAAACTTTCGCGTCTTAAGGAGGACCCGGACCCTTGGCGGCGCAACGTCACTAAAGTTGTGGTACAAAAGAATAGGTTCTGTGGTCGTACTGGGCCGGGTGTATACCTGTTCTACGACGACATGTCGGGACGTCTACGCGAGTTGGATAAAGAGGAAATCATGAAATATGAGAACGGAGGCGGGTCTGGTATGGGCCCCGTTGAAGCCCCCTGGTGATCTACGGCGGTGATTATCTAATCATAGCCGGACGACTATATAACAAAAAGAAGGATGGGTTCTACCATCTCGTACCTAACACAAAAGGACAAGTCGAAGTACCTAATCTTCGACATTGAAACTGATGATCTCAAGGCAACTAAAATCTGGGTCTGCGTCGTTAAGGAACTAGGCAGCAGCACTGTCCATGTCTTTCGCGATGCTGATGCTTTCAATCGGTTTTCTGAAGCCCACAAAGAAGCGTTTTGGGTCGGCCACAATGCTATCTCGTTCGATGCTCCTACTCTTAATCGTCTTTGGGGGTCTCGGCTTAGCTTGGATCGTGTCATTGATACACTTGTTCTCAGCTATTTGTATGATCCTCGTATGCCCGGGGGTCACTCCCTAGAAAAGTGGGGGGAGCGTATGAAGTTCCCCAAGGGCGACTTTAACGACTGGACGCAGTACTCCGAGAAGATGCTCGAGTATTGTAAGCAGGATGTTGAGCTCACCCAACGGGTCTTCGTTGCGCTAACCGAGCGTATGGCCAAGAAAGGCTTCTCTGAGAAGTCCGCCAAGATTGAACATGACATTAGGGTTGTAGTTGACAAACAAGAACGAAACGGGTTTTACTTTGACATCGCTGGAGCTGAAGTACTTCGAGAGCGCGTTCTTGCGGAACAGGCCGCTCTTGCAGGCCCCATTCAAACGCTCTTTCCTCCAGTTCTTAAATCGGAGGGAGTATACGCTTACCGAACTAAGCTTGATGGCACTCCTTATGCTGTATTCGAGAAACACCTCGCCAAATACCCAAAGCTGGTGCTTGATGATGATAACTCAAGCTATGAGGTCTTCGATTGGCAAGAGTTCAACATCGGCTCGCCCCCTCAGCGACTCGATAAGCTACTAAGTCTAGGGTTCAAACCCACCAAGCTGACTAAGAACGGCAACCCCTCGGTTGACGAAGATGCCCTCGTTGAGTTTGCTGACAAGAGCAAGATCAAGGAGGTGCAGGCTATTGCTGACTGGCTCGTCCTCAACGGGCGGGCCTCGATGCTGCAAACGTGGCTCAACGCTGTAGACCGCTCCGACTCCCGGATGCACGGCCGCGTTTTTACCTGTGGCGCTATTACTCGCCGCATGACACACAGCAACCCCAATACGGCAAACATCCCCAAGGCTAAACCCAAGGTAAAGTATGGTAAAGAGTGCCGAGCCCTCTGGTCTGTCCACGACAAAGACAAGCGACGTCTTGTCGGCTATGACGCCAAAGGCCTCGAAATGCGTATGTTCGGACATTACCTTAATGACCCAGTTGCTGCTGAACTGTACATTAACGGTGACCCGCACGCCGTCAACACGGCAAACCTTGGACTACCCGCCGAGGACCGTGACCTAGTTGTCAAGAATGGATTCTACGCGTTCCTATACGGAGCCCAAAACAAGCGGTTAGACCTGACGTTCAATCGTGGCAAAGGGTTCGGTAAGAAGGCCCGCGAGATTCTGCTCAAGACGACCCCCGGTCTAGAAAGGGCCGTGTCTGAAGCCCAAGAGGAACAACAGACTGGCTGGATTCGAACTATTGACGGTGGACTGGTAAGGTGCATGAGCCCGCACGCTGCGCTGAACAGTAAGCTGCAATCAGCCGGGGGTATTACAATGAAAGTAGCGTCTATCATACTCGACGACTGGTGCACTGAGAAGGGCATCGATCAGATGAAGGTAGGCGACATTCACGATGAAGGACAACATGATGTGGCACTTGGTGATGCCGAAGAGTTTGGTAAACTGGCAGTTGCTGCGATTGTCGCTGCCGGAGAGGAATTGGGCTTCTCCGTGCCCCTCGACGGAGACTACAAAGTCGGTCTCAGTTGGGCGGAAACGCATTAATCTCGGAGACGAGTTCGTAGAAGAGCGTTCAGGTATTGGCGGACGTAAAGGCCGCAACCTAACTAAAGAGGAGGAAGATTATTATTGGTCAATCCTGTAAATTGGAATGAGCACGATGATTGGCGAGACGATTACGTCGTTTACTATGAACCGCCCGAGACGCGAACTGTTTTTGAAGATTTTGGACCAGCTCGCGTTTCCACTGGTGTGTTGGACCCCTCGGGGCATCCCATCTACAAGCGTAATCCTAACATAAAGCAGCCCATCGGCTTTCATAAACCCACCCCTGTTACCCCCGGAGTAAAGAGATTTTAACACAGAAAGACAAATCTGTCAAGACCCCTCTTCAAAAAATGACAGAGGAGCGGGACCATTGGAAAAGTCTCTATGAGGACCTGCGAAGGGTTTATCAGCTCAAATTGTGGAAAAAGGAAACAATTATCTATTGACAAGAACCCGTCGATAGGTTATAATATGACACTAGGGTTCTACCCCAGTTGGATCGTAGCTCAATGGTAGAGCGGTACCCTGTTAAGGTATCGGTTGCAGGTTCGAGTCCTGCCGATCCAGCCATCATAACGATAAGAAACGGAACTAATAAACTTGGTAATTAATGGTACGGCGTATTACGCCAAGATTCTAGGCAAGCCCGCCTGGGGTTACAAAAATCAATACAAAGAATGGTCGTTCGATCTGGCCATCAGCGATGAGACCCGCAAGGGCCTGATCAAGGCTGGTATGGATGCCTCAGTGATTAAGAACAAGGGCGACGATCGTGGTGACTTTATCACGTTCAAGCGTCGTGAACTGAAGAAGGACGGCACCGCCGGTAAGCCTTTCGAGGTTCTGGATAAGAAGCAACAGCCTTGGGATCAAACTAAGCTGATCGGCAACGGTTCGAAGCTGAACGTTAAGATTGCCCTGAACGAGCAGTTTGAGCGTAAGGGTCTCAAGCCGGGCGCTATCCGCGTTCAGATCGTTGAGCACGTTCCCTACGAAGGCCGAGCGGGTGACGATGAAGACCTGCCTATGTACAACGACGAAGGCGAGGAGACCTGGGCCTAATGTATCCTAATCGAACCGATCGAGAAAAAGCTCTAGACTACGCTTTTCGCGTTTATCCGTACGAGTACGGTGAACTAGTAGACGACGATTTTGGCAGGGCACCAAGGCAAATGCCTATTGACCCTGAGCGTCTTCTGCAACTGGCAGATCAAATTCTGGTCTTCCTTGAAGGCGACGAAGTAGTCGGTTAATAGCGAAGGGGCTCCCCGGCAATTAGGCGTGGGGTAGCGGCACGTGGGCGACGGGTTTGGGGCCGAACGTGCACCTCATTTTAAAAGGATAAGACTTATTGCTAAATCAATTGACACTCTCGTTGAAGACATTTACGGAGTGGTTCAGAATGGCGCTGCACCAGACAGTGACGTGGTCGATCAATTTGCTCGCGGTCTCGCCGAGCTGGTATCAGGCCGCCTACAGTCTGCTGGCACTGCCCGTACTCCTACTCTTCGCATGTCCAATCTGGGCAAGCCAGACCGTCAACTCTGGTATCAATTCCATCCGGACGAGACTGAGCCCGAAGAGGAACTCCAACCCCATACTCTCCTCAAGTTCCTCATCGGAGACATCTACGAATCCGTCCTCCTCTTCCTCGCCCGAGTCGCCGGACACGGTGTCTCCCAAGAGCAAGCGGAAGTCGAAATCGACGGCATCAAAGGCCACATCGACGCAGTAATTGACGGACACGTTGTCGACGTTAAATCCGCCAGTACCTTTGCTTTTAAGAAGTTCAAGAACGGCACCCTTAGCGAGGATGACCCCTTCGGCTACATGGAGCAAATGGGGGGCTATACCAAAGCCCTTGGCCTACCGGGAGCATTTCTTGCAGGGGACAAGCAGAACGGTCACATCACCCTTCTGAAAATACCAAATGAAGAACTTGAAGGACTAAAAATTGAGGACCGTATTCCGCATCTTAAAGAGGTGGTTGTTTCCGAAGAGCCGCCTGAACGCTGCTACGAGCCGCAACCCGAAGGGGCTTCTGGCAACCTTGCGCTCTCCGTGGGTTGTTCTTATTGTCCTCATAAGTTTCGCTGCTGGGCAGATGCTAATAACGGTGTAGGGGTTCGCACCTTCTTGTACTCAACCGGACCAAAACATCTGGTTCACGTTGAGAAAGAACCTAAAGTGCCCGAACTAACATTCTAATAGCTTCGCCAGTCGAAGCGTTGCTTCTAATAAGAAAGAGAGACAAGTTAATTGTCCAATATTGTAAATCTTGGCGGTGAGCCTGTGCAAGCCCCCGAAAAGACCTACGACTACGAGTTTACCTTTACGACTGACGTGCCGCCCGTTGTGGCGCATGGCATTCTAAGCTTTAACCCTGTCTTTGCCGCCACGGTAGACGAAGATGGTCGACTTCTGTACGCTGTTCCTATGGATCAAATCCGTAGCATCAAGCGTCTGGCGCCGAAGCCTGCTTTTAATGCCTAAACGTATCCGGATTAGAACGCCGGAGCAAAAACTTGCTGATGCTAAAAGAGCAAGAACTTGGGCTAAAGCTAATCCGGATAAAATTAAAGAGCACGAAAGGCGGCGACACTTAAAACACGGTGAACGCCGCCGTGCCCAGAGACGTGCGGTAACAAAAGCGAAAGCTCTTCCGTACCCTCAAACAAAAAGAGGACTCGCAAGAGCTGAAGGATTGAGAAGCGGTTTTGAACGCACACTTGTAGCTTCGATGAAGAAACGGAAGGCGGATTTCAAATATGAACCCACCGAACTTCCATATGTTCTTCATCATAACTATATCCCGGATTTCTACATTCCCACGACAAATATTTATATTGAAGCAAAGGGAAAGCTTACTCCGGCAGACCGAACCAAAATGTTGGCGGTTAAAAAACAGTATCCCGATTTAGACATTCGTTTTGTCTTCATGCGCGGTGCTAATAGACTCACGTCTAAGCCTAAAAGCAAAACATATTTAGAATGGGCGGAATCTAATGGGTTCAAGGCCGCCGATGGAGAAATACCAGACGAATGGTTGAAGTAGAAATGGTCACCATTACAAAAGAAGAATACGACGAATTGATTGAAAGTCGTGATTGGGAAAACGCACTTGAAATTGCAGGTGTGGACAACTGGGAAGGTTATGACTTTGCTCGTGATGTGTACAATGACATTCGTACGGGTCTAATCTAATTGAGCGGTCGTACACACCTAATCATTCCCGACTCACATGCGCATCCCGACCACCACAACAAGCGATATCAGTGGCTTGGTCACCTCATCAACGATGTTAAACCCGATGTCGTTATTGATATTGGCGATTTCTGGGATATGCCCTCTTTGTGCTCTTATGACAAGGGCACAAAAGGTTTTGAAGGCCGCCGCTACAAAAGAGACATAAATGCCGGTCTTGATGCTCAAGACCGTATGATGACAATAGTGAAAAAACAGAAGAAAAAGTTGCCACGATTCGTTAGAACTCTGGGCAATCACGAACACAGAATTGTTAGAGCTATTGATCGTGATCCAGTTCTTGAGGGAACTATTGGGCTAGACGATTTACAATCTAAAGAATACGGCTGGGAACAACACGACTTCCTTGATATTGTCGAGATTGATGGGGTGAGCTACTCACACTATTTTGTTTCTGGTGTGATGGGGCGCCCCGTGCCGAACGCCAATCAGCTTCTATTGAAAAAACTGGCAAGCTGTACTATGGGGCATCAGCATGTTTTTGACTATAAAGTAACTAACAACGTTAGAGGCCAGGGCATACACAGTCTTATCTGTGGCGTTTACCAGGATTACGATGCAGATTTCGCTGGTCAAGCAAATGACGTTTGGCAAGGCGGTGTTGCGATTAAACGTGGCGTTGAAAATGGTGCGTATGATCTAGAATGGGTGAGCATTAAGCGGCTTAAAGAAATTTATGGATAACTACCTGATTAAAGAACTAAGGGAGCGTCTGGTTGAACGATACGATGCAATAGACCTGATTGAAATTCTCGACCTAACCGTTGAGGATGTGTATGAAGCGTTTTTTGATAAGATCGTTGAAAACCCAATTATCATTGAGGAACTTGGTCTAATTGACCTTTGATTCTGCTAATCCCAAAACCCTAGCGGGGCAGGCCAAGCCTAGCCCTGCTTTGGTCCCTCCGGTAGCTATCCTAGAGGTGGCCCAAGCATTCCGAGACGGGGCCAAGAAATACAACGCATACAACTGGCGCGAGAAAGCTGTTCCATCTCTTACCTACATCAACGCTGCCCTTCGTCACATCTACTCTTGGATGGATGGCGAAGAACGCTCTGATGATGCTGATGTTCACCATTTGGCTCACGCAGCTGCTTGCATGATGATTGTTCTTGACGCCCAGAAACAAGGCACTTTGATCGATGATCGTCCACAAAAAGGAAAGGCGAGCCAAGTTGTCCGTGACGAAACGGAGCGGAATAATTCGAGACTTGCACAGTCCGAAGTACCGGCAGCGCATCCAATCACTGCCTAAGCATAAACGTCAAAAAGACTGGATCAAATACATTGAGGAGCACGATTGAATAATTATCAAACCTTCATCGCCACTAGTCGTTACGCGCGATGGTTGGACAACGAAAAACGACGAGAAACTTGGCCCGAAGTAGTTGACCGCTACCTCGGGTTTTTTAGTCAATATCTGACAGATGCCGAGATCAAATCAAAGCTCCGAGACAAAATCCTCAACCTTGAGGTGATGCCCTCGATGCGGGCGCTTATGACAGCTGGACCCGCGCTGGAGCGTAATAACGTAGCTGGGTACAATTGTGCATACCTGCCCGTGGACAGTCTGCGGGCTTTTGACGAGGCTATGTTCGTGCTCATGTGCGGCACGGGGGTGGGCTTCTCTGTTGAACAGAAGAACATCGAAAAGCTGCCGATCGTCAATGAACACTTTGAAAATACGGAAACTACTATCCATGTCGAAGACAGCAAAGAAGGCTGGGCGCGCGCCCTCCGAGAGCTTATTGGTCTCCTCTATCAAGGTCAAGTTCCGCGATGGGACGTTTCGAGAGTACGTCCTGCCGGAGCCCGCCTTGAAACATTTGGGGGTCGAGCCAGTGGTCCCGAACCACTCGAGAGCCTATTCCGCTTTGTCGTGGATACTTGCAAGAAGGCAGCGGGACGTCGGCTCAGCAGTCTAGAATGCCACGATATCATGTGCAAGATCGGGGAGGTCGTCGTAGTTGGCGGCGTTCGACGTTCAGCCATGATCTCTCTGTCGGATGTAAACGATGACCGGATGCGAGGCGCTAAATCGGGCAATTGGTGGGATGGCAACGTGCAGCGCGCGCTTGCAAATAATTCGGCCACCTATCTCGAAAAGCCCGACACTTCGACTTTCCTTGGCGAGTTCAAAGCTCTCTATGATTCTCACTCAGGGGAACGCGGATTCTTTAGCCGAGACGCTAGCGTACGCCAAGCGAAACGGAATGGACGTCGAGATACGAGTTACGATTTCGGAACCAATCCGTGTAGTGAAATTATCCTACGACCTTATCAATTCTGCAACCTGTCTGAAATCGTTGTCAGGGCGGATGATACAGCAGATACACTCCGAGATAAGGCTGTCGCAGCAGCAATACTCGGGACTCTCCAATCAACACTAACCAACTTTAAGTACCTTCGCAAGGTTTGGCAGACTAACACGGAGGAGGAGCGACTGCTCGGTGTTTCTCTTACCGGTATTCTTGACCATCCAACTCTGGCTAGTGACAAGAAGCTTCTTAATGAGCTTCGAGACCTCGTGGTGGAAACCAACCGGGTTTGGGCCGAGGCTCTTGGTATTCCTCAGTCTACTGCTACCACTTGCGTTAAACCCTCGGGTACAGTCAGTCAGCTTGTTGATTCTGCTAGCGGGATTCACCCCCGTTGGTCTCCATTCTACATTAGAACGGTTCGTGGCGACATTAAGGACCCGCTTACGCAGTTCTTGATCAGCCAAGGCGTACCGAACGAACCAGATGTCACTAAGCCGAAAGATACTATCGTCTTCTCGTTTCCGCAACGTGCTCCTGACGGTGCTCGGACACGAAACGACCTTACAGCTATTGACCATCTCGAAATCTGGAAGACACTGCAAGAAGAATGGTGCGAGCACAAACCATCCATCACCGTCAACGTAAAGGAAGACGAGTGGGTTGATGTGCAAGCTTGGGTGTGGCGCAACTGGGAGGTTCTCTCAGGCGTGTCCTTCCTACCCTTCTCTGAGCACACTTACAAACAGGCTCCTTACCAAGAAATCACTGAGGCCGAGTACAACGAGTGGGTACAAAAAATGCCCAAGTCGATTGACTGGGCAAAGCTGAGTGAATTTGAAGCAGAAGACAATACAGTAGGTTCTCAAGAACTTGCCTGTGCTGCTGGATTCTGTGAGATAATTTAAGACATAAAAATACCCCCGGTAGCGTTGGCCGCCGGGGGTTTTCTTTTACTATTTAGTCGGAGTTAGGACTGCACCATTGAGTGAAGTTGCAACCCCTCGAGATTTCTCATAGGTTCGCATAGTGCCTAGGCCCAGCATAGCCGTGATGATCGGCCAGATGGCCTCGGGATCAAGTGCGGGCATATCAGCTTCATAGCCGAACATACCAGCAAGCCACCGCAGCAACGGGGCGAGCATCCAGGTATAGCCAAGGGCTATGCCGCCTGTCCATCCAATAAATGGACGCCACCCAGCCACAAATAGATTGGAGTGTGTCGCCTCAGTCTTGTTGACGTCAACTTGAGCCAGCATGAGATCATTCTCACGGGCCTCTGCTTCGGCAGCCAGTTCGAGCATCTTTAGATCAAACTCAGCTTGCGCCTGCGGATTGGGCAGCACTTGACGTACGGCCGCCCCGATTTCTCGGATTAGATCGGTCCAGGGTAGGGCCATTGTTATCGTCTTCCCATTGTATAGGTTGTGCCCGGTCTGCGTCCGACGCGAGCTCGCGACATATCAACAGATCGGATTTCATTTTGTCCGTAGTCGCTTACTCGTGAATCGAATGCACCGCCAGCTGTTTCTCTAGAGCGCACCAAAGCACGGGCTACTCTACGATCCCCGCGACGGTCTTCAATACCGCCCCCGCGTCTACCGTTTTGCCATCTCATGCTCTAAAGCTTTCCCCCTTAGCGGCTTTGGCCAATACCATACCCGCAGCCTCTGCCTTGGTGATGGAGCCATCTCGGTTCTTATCAAGACCGGCATTTTGACGATAGGTGATACCACCTCGGGCGAAAAGGACGTGCGAGTTAGGTTCTCCCACAGCCTTAGGCCAAAGGATAGCCATATACACATCTTCGAGAGTATTCAGTTTACCCTTATAGGGCTCGAAATATTTATAGACATAATTAAGCTGGTCTTCGGCCGTCATTCGAGCGAGCTCTGAGGT